TCACGAGCTGCCAACCAGGAAAGATGCTCTAGGTACCACTTGGGGTACTTTGGGGCCACAATTACTCCTTGTTGGGATCCAAACCGACATCAACCAAATGCCCAATCTCGACCTCTTGCAGCAGGGTGCCATTAGCTATGTCAGCGTCATGGCGGAGGAAGATGAATGGAACCAGGGTATCCCCTGAGTCGAAGGTGAAGACGGCCCCGGTCAGTGTTGTCTGTTCGGTAATGCTCGCTCCATCCCCATCCTTGGTCACGGGGTTCCCAAGACGAGTCCCGTTGATGAAGTAAATGGCCTTTCCTCCAACCACTCTGACCTCGAACTTTACCACTTCCGAATCAGTGGCGTTGAAGCCGGTGTCCGTTGCAACCGTAGAACCGCTGTTGTTCAGGTCGGTTACGGTGAAGACATCCACCCCACCGGCGTCCGCAAAGCCAATCCCGGCAAAATCGGTATAGATCCCATCACCTGCATTGAGGATCGAGGTGGGGACTGCAAAGGCTTCCTGCTTGCGGAACCCCGCCAGGACGGCCTGATCCGCCCCACTGACATCGGTTAGCTTATACTTGGCCCGGAAGAAGAAGTCGCTGTCGGTCCCGACTACGAAGGCGAGGCGGCTGAAAGCAAAGTTCCCCCCAGGGACCAATTCGACAGCCTCATTGTTCACCAAATCACAGGAGATGTCGAGGCCAGAACCCGCAGTTGCAAATGGTAGAACCGCCTGGTCAGTAGTGTTGAAGACCTGCCAGTATCCATGCTGGGTCAGCATCTCATGTGTTACACCTTGGCCGGCGAGAGTAGTCGCTACTGCAGGGATACCTGTGGCGGAGACTGTGTAGAGAAATGGCTTATGTCCATCCTTGAAGTTCTCATAGTAGTACTTACCATATCGGAAGTTGTCCGACAGGCCGTATGGGTGCGTCTTGCGGAGGGGGCGTGTGGAACTTGGCATCGTCTATACTCCATTCCCATATAGGGTGGTAACGGCGCTGGGGCAGTAGCTCAATCCGTAGAGCCCTGATATCCCAGCGCCGAAGAGTCAACTATTAGTCACCAATGGCCGGATCCGCAAGGTCCCTGACAACCGTGTTGGCAAGCGGCATGACATTGCCGATGTTCTCGATGGAGGCCAGGTAGGCCAAGTAACCAGCCTTGAAGGTCGAGGAAGCAGGGATCAGCTTCAGGCGTGAACCCTCATCCAACCACTGCATATCAAGAGCGACATATCGGAAGAAAGTGTCCCAGTTCAACAAGAAGATCTCACGAGGAACGATGTCATAGCTGATGTGCAGCGTGAACTGGCCCCCAGGGAAGAAGTGGGTGAGTTCATTCCCCTTATATCCCGTAGCCATTGACTGAGGTGAATTGCTATTCACTACATAACGACGGTCAGGGGCGACAAACTCGATGTACTTCTCAGCCTGTCCGGGGGAGGTCCAGGCATCGGTAACCCGCTTACCGCTGCGGGCACGGTTCTCATGACAGGCCCTAACAAGGATCTGCTCAGTGAGGTTCCGGAGAACCCCGCCATTGCTTGAGACATTGGACTTTAGTTTGGGATAGGTGGTCCGGGAGAGCTCGTGGAGAGTGCCAAGGAACTTCGCATCGTCAACCAACCCACGAAGGCCATTAGCGGCCACAATGGTCTGAGTGAGTTCATTGACCACATGGACATGGTCTCCAGCGACCAAGGTCTGATCAGCACCATCATAGGTGACAGTCCGGGTTGCGTGGTTGATTGCCGTGATCTTGCGGAGGTCGAGGGAGTCACGAACGGTCGCTCCACCATCAGTCGTGCGGACTGAGATATAGAAGTTCTCCTTCAGGAGAGTAGTACCCTCCGGCAGAGCCGCCACAAAGTTGTTGGAACCATCGGATTCTACCCGCGCCCTACGACCAGTGCCATGAGTCCCCGTGTAATGGGACTCCCGGAACTTGCCGAGGTCGGTCATGGTCTCTTCCGAACGTCGCGACAGTTCCCCCATGAAGGCGGAGCGAGACGAGTTGGCGGCGTGAAGAGTGACCAAGCCAATCTGGAAAGAGCCTGCAAAGATTGTAGGCTTGAGGGTCAACTGATCCTGAGTCCGATCCTTGGGTGGGGGCAGAGTACCAACATCTCCCAGCTGTCCAACGTTCTGGGGAGGATTGAAGTTTGCACCAAACTTGAGAATTCCTTCAGTACCAACAGGGCCGGGGATGCTCTTCTTCATGGCAGGAACGAAGACAGCTTCCTCGTTCGTCATCGCATCAACAGCCTTCTGCGGATACATATTCTTGAGTGCGGGAGTTACCGCAGCATCATCGAATGCACCAACAGCCATGGGACTACCTCATGTTGCCAAGCATCCCCGCGATCTTTCTGGCACGTTCCCGAGCAAAGTCGGCGGTCCATTGACCCTTGGGTAACTTGGCTGGCTCTGCGACAGCCCTCTGGGACTTCTCACCCAAGACAGGAGCTTTCCCTACTCCAGCCATCTTGAGTTTATCTCGACTGGCAGCGGTGAATTCCTTGGCCTTGCCGATCTTGTGGATCTTCGCAAAGACCTTGGCACGTGCTGCCACGAACTCCCTGAAGTCGATAGCTGGACCGTCCTCCCTGACTAGGAAGGTATAGGCTTCAGCTCTTATGGTGTTCGCCATGTAATCTCTGGTTTCCTCGTCAGAGATCCCATAGATCTTGAATTGCTCTTCGATGGCGTCGAAGAAGATCTTGCGCTGCTCCTTCTTGAAGGACTCCTCGGACTGTCGCTCAGCACGCTTATTTTCCCTATATGCTTCGATCTCTCTCTCAGCTGCCTTGATGCGCTTGTCGAGTGTCTTACGTTCGACAGCATCCTTGTTGAGGCGATCCTTGACATCGTAGTATTCTCTCTCGACAGCGCGCCGATCCGCCTTGAGGTTACTCAGCTCCTGCAGAAGATTAGGTCTTTCAATGTTGTCTGCAAGTTCTGCCTTTCCTTCGAGGCGGGCGATCTTAATATCCAACTCACGGGCTTCGAGGATCAGCTCATCTCGGCGGGATCTGTTAGAGTTAATCTGAGCATCTAGGGAAGAAGCCAACTCCTTGTAATCGCTGAGATCTGGATGCTCGATGGGGACTTCCTCTTCTTCGACATCTATGCGGGAGGTGACCTGGGACTTCAGATCGTCCAGCTCCTTCCGCATCCGAGACAACGAATTGAATGTCTCGAAGATGCCATCAGCAAACTTCTCTTCGTCCCCACCCTTCGAGTCGATCAACCTCTGGAGTTTCTGGCTGCGGCCCTTGGCAGGAGATTCTCCATCATCAGCGGCTTGGTTGGCTTCATCTTCAGTAGCATCGGGCGCGTCTTCTGCAGACAAGGCTACTTCATCGTCTGCACCCTGTTCGAGGGTAGACTCCTCATCTGAGGTAGACTCAGAAGTGTCTAGTGAAATCTGTTCAATATCCTCAGGCATCATCAACCTCTCAAGGGGTAGTCCCTTGCATGGTCTAGAGTTATATCAACTTATCCCTCTTTGTCAAGTCGATTTCCAGGCCAAAGCCTAGATCCCTCAGGTCTTCCTCGGAAAGCCGAGGGAGGGCATTGAAATCTATCGCGTCTATGCGGATAGTATTGAGACAGGAATGGCATTTTACTGCCATGGACGGAGGGGAGAACCTGCCCACAATCGCAGGTTCCCCTTGGGGGAATCTCTTGGTGGGCGGACCTATAGCCGGCTTTCGGCACCCCCTAGAGGGACAAATTATCAGGCGAGGAATCACTTATTTGATCGCCTCCGCCTGAGTCTTAGCCGAGAAGCGCTCCCGAGCCTTCTTCCAGAGCTCCCGTTTACGCTGCCCAGATGGACCTAGATCCATAGGCATTGGGGGCATTTTCCCCTGTTTCTTGGCTATCTCCAATATTGAGGAGATTTCTTTGTCCTCATCGCTGGCTCCCTCAGTTTGGCCCTGAGAGGTGTACTCGGAAGGAGCGGCCTCTCTAACGATTCTCCCACGGGCGTCGACCTCATAGTACTTATTCCCACGCTTTACAATGGGCATGGTCTACTCCAGTCCCTGTGCTTGCAAGCTCCGTGTTCCGCGGAAGTCTCGCCAGGGCCTTCTCCTTCCCGGAGGAGGGATGGGCAGAACTCCACCAGGGGAGGGAGGAGGAGTAGGCAGCCCTGCGGGAGAAGGAGCAGGGAGAACTCCACTAGGGGAGGGAACAGGGAGGGGAGATCTTGTCCCACCACCGGGGGGAATGACTCCAGTCGGAGTAACAGGGAGCGTCCCCCTGGGAGGTAGCCTCCTAGGACGCCTTCTTGTTCCAGTCCCGGGGGGAGGAATTACACCACCATATGGATTGATCATGATATAGCCTCTGCTTGTTTCTCTCTTGACGGCTTCCAACCAGTCTTTCGCAGGGTACCATAAACATAGGCACCTTTGCGCTTTTTGCTTAGACCTTTCTTATTGGCTCTCCTCTTCAGTTCGCGCTCTAGAGCTTCCGGCATGGATTATGCCTCCGGAGGAGTTGGGGGATTGGGCGGAGCCTGGATGCCAGGAGGCCCACCTCCAGCGTCTGGAGATCCCTCAGGAGTTCCCGGAGCTGGGGGCATCGGAGCCCCCGTCTCCATTGCTTGCTGCTTGGCCAGATATCCATAGGCATCCACTACTGCGCGGAATCGCAAGAAGCTCTCAAGATTCTGCCCGGGGAGAGCTGGGGGAGGGATGACTGTGGCGTCTAGGGGAGGAGGCTGCTGTTGCTGTAAAGGTTGCCCGTTTACCATGAGCAACTTCTTCCACACCATATAGATACGCTCCTCAGTAGCTGGGGGGAGGAAGATGGGTTGAGGAGGTTCTTGCGGTGGGGGGAGGGGAGGGATGGCCCCTGTCATGTCCCCCTGACGGGCAGTCTCATTCTGCTCCCAAGCCGCCTTCTGTCCTTGATAGACGGCTGTCAATTCGGCGTACTTCTCAGCGCCCGTTTGAGGATCGACTACTCCACCATAGGTTTCCTTGACCATAGCGTCCATCATCTCTAAGCGCCGCAGTTCCTCTTCCCAGCCTACGATTCGCTTGGCTACCTCAGGCCAGCCAACCGCTTCCTGGAGTCTCTTTCCCTCATCAGACTTGAGGAAGGTAGCCAGGACTTGGAAATGAATCACGGGGTCATCTATGGTGTGGTCGATGTAAGGGATCTTTCCCGCATCCACAAATTCTGTCCACTGCTCCTTGGCACGGTCTACCTGGTAGTTCATGTCCTCATTGACATCGGTAGGGAGCCCCCGATATTCAAGGACCTTCTTTCTAGCAGCAGCCGTGGAGAGGTCATAAAGGAGATCAGCTTGGGCTTCTCTCACTCCCTCTCTCTGATAAAGGCTCTTATCTACATAAGCCTGTTTCTCTATCTTCACTCGGGTCTGCCCAGCAATGGCCATCCGATCATACTGAACCTCCTCCCATGTCTTATCGGGGGATTGCTTGGTGTAGCTGTCCTTATCAATACGCATTGCCCAGATTAGCTGGAGCTGATGTTCCCAGATTTGCTCGAACATGTCAGTCAGGGCGCGTTCCCTTGTAGCCCTTCTACGCTCAGCGGCTTCACCGAGGAGCTGAAGACCAGAGGTGGTGGAGATGTTTCTGGGAGCCTCTCCAATCTCTATGTCCGCAGGGCCAGCCAACTCCCGCATGTCCTGGATCATTGCCTCCCGTTCCTTATAAACCTCAGAATTCATGAGATCCCCCCCGAAGGTCGTGGGGGTTGCGGTAGGATTCAGGGGGTCAGGAGTGTAGGTGATAATCTTCCCAACACCATATTCGGAGAACCATACAGGAGTGTTGAGATTGTGGTTCTCCGAAGCCAAGATGTTGGGAGATCCCATCCTCAGACGAGCTTCGGTAGTCTGGGCATCTATGCCATTCAGGCGATTCTGGGGAGAGATCATGTCATCAACAAGCCCATGAGACCAGAATTCTCCCATCCTAGGCCTGAACTTAGCATCCGCATACTTGGTCTTTGGGATGCAGAGATAGTGTTCTGCGTCTTCCAACTCCACATAGAGATCGTCTCGATGGACCTTATCCCCAGCTATGCAGAACTTCGCCCCCAGGGGGAAGTTCTTGCTCTTGTCGTGGTAGATCTCAAACAAGCGGATGTGATTCTCATATACCCCTACATCCAGAGATTGATCATAAACCCCGATGATATCGTGGGTCCCGAGGAGAGGATGATACTTCATCAGTTCCGAGGGCTCCTCAGGGGTTAGCTCTCCCTCCCACTCTGGATACCTCTCGTATACCCAATCGAGGCTCCTAACAGTGGCTTGCCCCCAGATCCTGGTATTAGCTCTAGTGAGACCTACCCCGGAATTCTCGGGGAAGAAGTCAAATGGAGATACTTCCTCGATGCAGGTATTCCCCTTGGGGGCAGGGACTCCCATCTCCCTCCCGAACATATCGGTTCCATTCGCTGCCTCTTCTTCGTCCATCTCATAAGGGACCAGAGGACCCGGACAGGAAGGACAGGCTGAGAGTTCTATCTCTAGTTCCTCCCCATCGGAGGGAAGTTCCTTTATCCCATTCTGATTGAACTTCACAGACTCACTCAGGGAGACTGAGATTATGGGACTTGACACCTTAGTCCCACACATTGGGCAATGCTTGGCCAAGGGATTCGCCTTCATCACCAGTTCTAGATATGAGTTATCCCAGAATGACTTGAATATGGCTATTCCGCAAACTATGAAGGTGTGCGTAACCTGTTCCCTAAGCTCGGGCCAGAAGAGCTTCTTCAGGCGATCATTTAGGATCTCCCTGGCCTCTCGGGCGGCAGCCTGGATTCTAGGGTCCTTGTCATCAGGGACCACATTCGGGATCAGTTCCCGCTTCCCTAGGGAGGTCTGTTCGATGTCCACAGCGACTCCAATCTTGTTGGTGATCGGCCTAGGCATATCTACATAACCTTCCAGGCGTTTGTCCCGGAAGAGATATCCACGGGTGCCATCGAGGAGAAGATCTACGCTGGGCTCGATCCACTGTCGCCCATAGCGATAATGGAGGGCTAGAGCCATTCTCTCCATATGACGATTCCTGTAGTTAGATTCGTAATTGAAGTGATGATCCTTGTAGGCAACGATTGTGGAATCGTCGGCATCCAGGAGAGGAAATGGGAGCTGAGGACGATCCTTAGCCATCTTTAGGAATCCCTTTGAGGAATCTCATCCGTATGAACAACGGGGTCAGTTTTAACTCTAGCTCCATGCGGAGTATAACCAGGATGAAACACCTGCACAGGCCCATCGTTTGGAGTCTTCTTGGTCTCGGGGGGATTCGCCCGTTGACGCATCAGAGCAAAGTTGGCAGGAGTCATGAGTACCATCAAGCGATCCATGAGTTCTCTGATTCTTCCCTCATATGAGGATTCCTTCTTCTCCACAGCATCCTTCAAATCTCTGAGTTCGAATTGGAGGCGTTCTATCTGAGACTGCCTCAACGCGCAGAGTTGACACTTACCAAACATAGGCTAGTTATCTCCCATCTATCGGGGGAAGTCAAGGACTACCAAGGTCTTATCATACCTCGTTGAGCAGCCCTGTGCATCTCCTTAAGCTGCTTCTTCATCTTCTCCTTGAGAACCTTGTGGAGTTCCTTATCCGCAGCCTCCTTAAAATCCTTGGGGGGAGGCCCTTCTCTCCCTTCCCTCCACGCCCTGGTAGCTTCTTGCCAACCATGAGGTTGGAGGAAATTCAGGGCCTGAGTCATAGCATCAACCTGGTCATCATTGATTCCGTTGGGGAACGCGGCGCATTCCTCCACAAATTCTAGGGTCCATGGAGATTCTTCCGGGTGGGGGAGGAACACATTACCCGCCTGAATGAGAGGAGTAATAGCGCTCAGGCGAGCATCCTTACTAGATCTCACCTTGACTGGGATGATCCCTGGGACATCATTGGCGAGCATGGCAATCACAGCAGGCCCATTGGCCTTATCTTCGACTAGCTTGGCGATGGCCTTGGGATACTTTGCCCAGAAGTCCTGGATTGCCCTTAGGGTAGCTGGAGCCCCCATCCTCTGTCGAAGTTGAGCTAGTAGAAAGAACTGGGCTCCTTTTCTCCCCCATACCTGCCCAACCGTGTAGTCGCTCTTAGTCAAGTCCTTGAAGGCTAGGTCCCAACTTTGGACCATCTGATCGAAGTCTTTAGGAAGATCCTCGGGATGGTAATATTTCCACCACTTCTTCTTGACTCCTCCCCCCTCCTCCGGGGAAGGCCTCTGCTGATAAAGAGCCGACCATTGATAAGGATCGAGAGCTGTCCTTATCTCCTTGAGGGCCTCACTATCATAGCGCTCTGGCCAGAGGGGCTCGCCAATGGCTCTTCCCAAAGGATCCATCTCTTCGGCAATGGCGGGGAGTTTAAGGATCTCCCAGATGAGGCCAGAGGGCTCCTTATTCTCAGCTAATTCTCTCTTCGCTAACTCTGAAGCCCTTTCGAGACGCCCGAGGATATCATCCTCGTGCCAGCGGGTCCCAATAGCTATACAGAATCCCCCTGGCTCTAGACGGGTGAAGGCTGTGGACATCCACCAATCCCAGAGTTTCTCCCTGATGGTCTCAGAATCGGCCTCCTCTCTATCCTTGATGGTGTCGTCCAGGATCAGGACATCAGCACCTCGACCGGTTAGAGCGCCACCAGCACCGACTGCGACTACCCCACCCCCCTCTCTGGTATGCCATTCAGAAGCAGATTTGGAGGTGGTGTCCAGTTTCAGGCCAAGCTCTTCTCCAAAATCCAGGATCGCATTCCTGGTCCTTCTTCCCCAGGTTTCGGCGAATTCCTGCCCATAGCCGACGATGATTACCCTGCGCTCCGGATTCCTGGCCAGACACCAGAGGGGGAACCAATAGGAGATAAGCTCTGATTTCCCGTGGCGAGGGGGCATGTTGACCATCAAGCGCCTCTTCTGTCCACGCTCTAGCTCTACCAGGAGGGAGGAGAGGAGGTTCAAATGGGGGGCTTCTTTCCACCTGCCGTACCCAAAGCGAAGAGCGAACGCTGCGGGAGAGACAGGAACTTTTGTTATATCGGCAATGCTTCTTGAGAGAGCCTTCACCTCCTCAATGAACTGCATCAGCTGAGGAGGGGTGAGCTGTTCTCTGAGCTTCGGGTCCTTTAGGAGGGTGAAGAAATCATATTTCTTCTTCATCCCCAGGAGGTTAGCAGAGATCTCAGCGGCAAGCAAACTGGAGAGATTAGATTTCCCCCCTCTGGGGAGGAGCGGGGGCCCTCTCTGGTGAAATCCTCTGGGTCCCATCTGGAGAGGCTCCTGGGGGATTGAGGGGAAAGCCAACGGCAAGCATTCCAGAAAATAGGTGAGAATGCTCTGGGGGGCCGCCTAGGCGGACTCCGGCACCCCCCGTCTCCCGGCATGGGAGGGGGTAGTTCGAGCCGTCCGACCTCTCCTCCTCTCTCCCTCTCTCTCTTCCTCCCTTCTCTCCAGCACTAGGGCCGGAGAAATCCTACGGGGCCTGGGCGCGGACTATCCACTTAATCTCGTAGGCCCCATATCTTGTGGTGCGCCCCCGGGCCTCCGATGAGGCACGGGGCCCAGGGCTCAGGTGCGCTCGATCTCCCCCGGATCGAGCGCGATGATCGCCCCCCTGTGCGAGGGGAGCCTGGTCACCTCGACATCCCCGTCGTAGTACACACAGGCGTGTCCGTCCGCGATGACCCGGGCACGCCCCCGAGCAATCACCCGGGCACACCCTGTCGCCCGGACCGAGACATAGTCCTGGGCGTAGATCGAGGTCCTGTCATAGGCCTCGACCTGCACGTCATTCTGAGCCCACACGGATGAATCCATGTGGGCCGTGACCCTGGCGTGCCCGTAGGCTTCGACGTATGACCGGTCGTACGCCTCTACTTGGTTATACGTCTGTACGTGGGCCCCCTCGGTGGCTTCGACGGGGCACGAGATCATCGCTGGAACGCAGATCGGCCCCCAAAAGGAGCCACCTCCCTTGATGGTGACCCGCTCAACGGGCCACCAGGAGAACTTTTCGACGATCTCTTCTAACTCATCCTGAGTTGTAACGGTCGGGTATACCACCTTGAACCTCCTATTAAATAGCCCCCCACGCAGAAAAAGGAGGGCAGGTTGCCCTGCCCCCCTTCCCTGGGTTAGGACGAGGCCTTGACCTTGGCCTCGACCCGGCTCAGGAGCACGCTGAGCGCGTGCTCCGCGTGCTTGAACTTATGGAGCGGTGTGGATCTCATCCACACCCCCTCCACCTTCCCGGTCACCGGGTTTGTCAACCTCCCGGCCCCGGAGAAGAGGATCGTGCCGTCATCTGCCTTCCGCAGCATGTAGTTGACTCCTTCGGAGTCAACCTGCTCAATGATAGGCAGATCCTCGAACTTGGTCCGGCGCTGCTCGCCGCCGCCCAGGGCGGCGAGCAGGTCCCGGAGTGTCGCTTGCTTTGCCATCCTTCTCCTCTATATCCCTCTCTTGCCTCTGCCAGGACTATCCTGGCCTCGGCCTCGGGATCTGCCTGAGCACTGGGTGAGGGGGGATTCCCAGATCGTATATCACATATATGGCATGGCTGTACTATGCATAGCTGCACTATGCAGTGCTGTACCATGGCGGCGCTATGCAGAGCGCTCGTTGGCTGTGGCCCACCGCGCGAATCAATTTGCCCAGCGCACGATAGTTTCGACGGAGGACTTCTATCCGAGTGATCGTCTCGCCTGATAATAAGTGTTATGTTGCCTCTCAATATCACTTGACATATACCATAAGATCGTTAGATTTAGCAGTATGAGGGCTAGAGGCCGCAGACCTAGGACTAGGAAGGAGGTGGAGGAGCTTAGGACTGAGTATATAAGGAAGTATGGTAGAGAGGGATACCCCGCCGGGATCCAAGATCCACAACAACATAGGGATTGGGCAAAACTTCATAATGCAGTCCGGCGACTGAAGAGGAGAGAGGCCGGCTTATGCTATCGATGCAACTCCTCAATCGAGGCTGGGATCTACTGCGCAAGGCATAGGGCAATGAACTGCGCCAGATCGATGCGGCATGGAGCATTGTTCTTCAAGAGAAAGTTGTTGCGTGAGAGACAAGGAGGGGAGTGTCCTATATGTATGCTGCCTATAGACTTGTGGGGTGACATAGATCACGACCACAGGACGGGGAAGATGAGAGGATTGCTCCATCCTAAATGTAACCGAGCAATCGGAGCTATTGAGAAATTAGGACCAGATGCTATTGAGAGAGTTCGGGATTACCTCTCTGACGCTTCGCGATGAGAGAGGTGAGGGTCTCCACTTCCGCTTCCAGTTGGCGCATCAGAGCGGGCTTATCGATGGCCACGTCGAGCTTGTCGGAGAGCAGTCCATGGATCTTCACGATCAGCTCTAAAGCCTTTAGATTGTGTGGATAAGGGGCCTCCCTCGCGTGCTTGCTCAGCAGCTCTATCGCCTCTGTCGAGGTCATCGAGGCATGGTGAGCGGCCCGAAGCTCCTCTTCTTTGATCAGTTCCTCCAGCGACCTGAAGAGGGCCTGCCCCAAAGACCCTGGGTTGCGATACCCAGCGATTCGGGCCGCTTCCATGGGGACTCTGTTGGCTGGGCCTAGATAGGCAGTGATGAATGCTCGCTTCCGGGGAGTGAGGCGGAGAGTCATGAGGATAAGATAGTTGCAGGCGCTATAGATGTCAAGGGCCATGAGAGGTATCCACGCATGATTGGGTCTTCCTTCTCCCCTCAGGGGGGCCGGGCC